ACGTAGCCGCCATGGGGTTTCTCTAAGATCAGAGTCGATCCAAGCACTGCGCGATAGACTGCCGTAGTACCAGATGTCTTGCAGGTAGTTGTACACCACGTAGCGGTCGTTCTGAGTAGAGTCGGCAGAGCAATAGAACCACCAAATCTCGTCGAACCGCTCGTTAGTACCTGCTATTACTTGGTCGTACTGAGAGTAGTTAAAGTCGTTAAATACATAACTTCTAACCGAACAAGGCAGCGTCTTAACCGTACCGTCGTAGCTGTAGAACTTATCCGTACCCATCCAATAGGCAATGTTGCCTGAGTAAACCGCAGCGTTAGGGCTAGCTATAGTAATGTTGTCGCCTAGTAACTGCGCACCCCACACCTCCGGTGCACCTAGATACTGCAAGCCGTAGAGGGCCGTATCAGTCCAAATCAGTACTTCCTGACGTGCTTGGATGGCAGTAACAATCTCACTACCGCGTGACAGGCGTAGGCTACCGGCTTGGTTAGTAGCCGCAGGCGTCCAGTTAGCCACGTCTTCTTGGTCAGACCAACGGATAAGCATGGGGTCAAGCACGCTAGTACCCAAATCGTTCGCACCAAAGCAGAACGCAAACCGGAAGATGTCCGACACGAAAGCCTTGTTAACTATTACAGGAACGTCTGACGCACCGCCCAGCGAGGACACATACACAGCGCGAGTAGTTATGTCGTTGCTTGCATCCCAGTAGAAAAGCTCACCACCACGGTAGGTAAAGAACAAGTCTTCGCCAAAGTTAGCCTGACTCCAAAGCCGTATGGGAGCAAGTGTAGCGCCGCTGTTGCCCCATGTATTCGACCCCCAAGTACCTGCACTCCAGCCAGTAAAAGGTACCGCAATTTCGTTGCCTGTGTTGACTTGATATGCCGCAGTAACAGACCCGCCACCTGTAGCAGTAGAAGAAGCCGTAGTCTCGGCAGTAATAGTGTAGGTGTCTTCGCTTACAAAGCTAATCTGGTACTCGTTGTTTAGGGTAAGCCCGCCAACCGCAGTTCCCCCGCTAAACGTAACAAAGTCGTTCTGGAGGGCGCCATGGGCAACATCAGTAACAAGGACAGTCGCAGAGCCTGACGTAGTAGTAAACGGGTCTGTCAGAGATACTGTAGACCGAATAGGCGTGATGTCATAGTACGCTCCGCCGCGCTCGATGTAGTACTTGAGGTTAGTGCCAACCGAGACGAGGTTCTGCCCTTGGAGGGTAACCCAGTTGAGCATAGACCGGCAGATGCCGAGAAAGGAGTTATTAGACAGGCGCACCCACCCGCCGATCTTCTGAGGCATACCCCGTCTGAAACGCACTTTGTTGGTCTCGTACCAACCGCCTTCGGCTGCGTAGCGAGTATTCTCGCGGTCAACCCCGGGACGGAACTGTAGTTTCTGTAGCGGCATTTCCTAACCTCATTATAGGTACTCACCCGTCTCGATCATGTACGCGAGTTCGGTTGAGCGTCCCTTGACATCCCGACTCCACTTGGAATCTAAAAACTCTAAAGATGCGGTTGTATAGTCTGCTGCGTCCATAGCAGCTAATGCGCGCCTGAAACCACGAAGTCGAGTGGCACCAAGGTTAAAACTGATGTCTATAATAGCATCTTTTCGTACGTCATCAAGGTCGGTAAACCACGGATATTCCGAGGAAAGTTCCTTAATAACGCGCGCGATGTCGTTCTCTAGCAGGTAGTCGACTTCATCATCGAACAGGCCCATACCGGTGTTAGATATATTTCGCCCCACACCAATGGTTTCGTACCCAGCAGAACACAAATAAACGTGGGACCTTACGCCCTCATGGCGCTTGAGCATTTCAATAAGTCTTTCGGTCACTAGTCGCAAAGCTCAGCTAGTTCTTTCCAGTCTTGTGCAGTCCAGTTCGAGGTATCTACACCCGCCGGAAGCTCTACCGTAATGCCCGAGACGTTCGCACCAAGGAAAGCGCCTGCGGCGTTAGTGTTACCCTTCAAACAGGCCATAGCGTTGTCTTCGGGCGTAATCTCTAAGCTGTTTAACTGCGTACAGCCCGCAAGGGCTAAGGCTCCAAGAGCAAGTAATGCTTTCATTTGAACCATCCTGTGATTGTCTGGAATGTTCGCACTGGGTAGTAGAGAGCGCCTGATTTAAACCGGCCTAAGCCCAATACGCCCAAAGCTTCTCTAAACACCTTGTCGGCCTGCTTCTGGTTCTTAACAACGCCATCGCCGTGGGTGCATAGGTAATCGTGGACCACTGCCGCCTTTCGGTTTTTTGCGTTCGCTACAGGCACTAGCCACCGAAGCAGCTTAGGTACACTCGCCAGATCCGTGCAATACCCCGCAGGCACGGTCACGGTGCGCCCCAGAACGTCGCTATAATACACCAATGGGGCATGTAGCCGCCATCCACCATCCACAGCTTCGGCAACTAGCGCGTTCTGGAAGTGGCTCATAATACGCACCTATGGCTTGTTAATAAAACTAAAGTAGGACCCCGTTAGCAGGGCACCTAAGAAAACGTAAGTAAAAGCCTTGATTATGGTATTTGCCGCAGTACGTTTAGCTGACCGCCAAGAGTCTAGAAGGTCGCGTATCTCACGCATGTCATGAACAGCGTCGTCGTCTTGTAAACCCACGTCACGTAAGGCTTTTTTAGCCCCCGCCTCCGCAGCACGCTGTATCATCGCTTCTAGCTCTAAGTCGTTCATCTCATGGGTGCTCCTACTGCTTTTGGTACCTGCCTACATTATACCTGATCTTCTTCCAAACGTGGATCAACCCAATCAGGGCAGAGTTCCCAAGCATCGTCAATGTAGTTGTACTTGCAGCCGTACCAATCGTCTGGCTCAGTAACGTCCTCAATAAGAGTAGCATTGCTAGAGTTCATGTCGCCAATGATAAAGTCCAAGTTAGCAGGGTCGCCTACTTCGATGCAGTCAGCCTTCATGTTGACCGGCTTGTCGTCAGCAAACAGGTACTTAGAGCAGTTAAAATCGCATACTATAGTTTTCATATTACACCTTTTAAAAGTATTGATGTTGTTGATAGGGCTTTGCCAATTGCTACACCTGCGGCATATTAAATCAGTGTGTACACTTTTCTGCGTTTTATCGACATAAGGTTTGGTTAAACCACCCTCACCTTGTAGTTACCCGCGACCACCGCAGTAATGCGAACCTTTCCCCAGCAGGAGCGTCAAAGTTGTATCAGT